AATCCACGAGGATTTTCGGCTCACAAGCCACTGACTTTAGTCAGTGGTGGTTGACTCTATTTGCTGATAAATAGCAAGTAGGGCTAGCCTGAAGGGCGCGCGTCAAAGCTAACGCATTGGCGCGCGTCCCTTGGGAGTGATGCAGAAATGAGGAAAGCAATTGATACGATATGCGGTACAATTTGCATTTACCACTCTGAATTCGAAAAAAGAGAGAAACTCGTTCTGAGTTTTGAAAAAATAATAAAAATTGAAATTTGAGCCTGTTGACAGGTGGAAAATTACAAAGGAGATGTACTTTTGAAAAAGACATTGAAGGATTATTGCAGAAATCACAAGACAAACTACGGATTTGACAATCCAGTTGCACGTGAGGCCAGCTGCCTTGGCCATCTGGAAAGCTGGGTTGAACAGGCAGTGAAGGAATACGAGAATTCTAGTCAGATAACCGCCGACACAAAGCTCTGGATCAACACCAATCTTGAGCGCATGCAGGGGTTCCTGGACCAACTGGAGGAACGGTAATGAATGACATGAATAAGTACGGGTGTCTGTTGTCTTTGGTGTTTCTTGTTTGGTGCATGCTGATGTTTCTGATATGCAACTGGTTGGTGAGGTGAGACGATGGGATTGAAGTTTGGAAAAGCGGTTACGATGATTGTGGAAAGATATGGCTGGAGTGCATTTGACAACTTGAATGCAATTAATGATCCGGATCTTTGCAAGGCTGTTGAAATGGTTCGGAAGGTAAGGAAGAAAAAGGACGATATACATGCGAATAAAACTGGTGCAGATTTGCACCGTGCACGTCCGCCACGCGAAAAAATCGAGAAAATGGTTGATAAGGGAATGACTTATGCCGAGATTGGAGAGGCAATAGGCTCCACTCCCCAAGCGGCAAGCAAGACTGTCAGGAAATATGGGTTGTCAGAAAGATACTGGCTTGTGCATGGCATGTACAATCTCATCAAATCAGATCCCTATCGCAAGTTAGTTGAACAGAAGAAAGATGAGCTGAAATCCTTGATTAATCACGGAGCCACCGATGCCACCATAGGTGCGGAATTAGGAATGACCGTCAGTCGAGTTAAATACTGGATTAAGGAATGGAATCTAGGGCGTAGGAAGAATATATCTTGAAAATGCTTTGAGAATCCGCGTGTAAAACAAAAATGACTCCACAGGGGAGCCACTCTCTAAACAACAACTAATATATTATAGCAAAGGGAGTGGCGTAGTGGAAGATTTACTGTTGGAGATCGATAACATCGACTATAAAGCAACTGCCAACAATGTTAAGAATTTCTTGGAGAATAAGTTGCCCTGCATTTTGCGATTGGCAAATTCCAGTCCGGCAAGCCTGGCATCACCGGTTATTTCCGACATGCCGGTTAATCGAGGCGGTGGCAATCACAGTGAAGAGAAGATGGTCAAGTACGTTGCTGCCAGAGCAATCATCGATGGGGTATCACGAGCGATTGCGCATTGTTCCCAGACGTCATCCCACATCCTCAAGGCACGATACGTGCAAGGTCTTCAGAACTGGCAAATAATTGAGACTATGTACTGTGAACGCGCAACGTACTATAAGCTGCGAGACAAGGCATACAACGAGTTCGCCGACTGTTTGGAACTGCAGCAGGGGTGTCCGGATCTGCATGTATACAAATAGAACAATTATAAAATGTTATTAAGAAGCAAGGCAACAAGCCTTGTTTTTTTATATTTTTAACAAAAAATGCTTGAAAATCATTGACGATACACCTTAAAAGGTGTATCATATAATTGTAAGGAGGTGAGATAGTGAGACAGAAGCGTTCTAGGAAATATCTTCCCAAACACAAAAAGGCCTCGAATGTGAGACCTTTAGACATAATCAATGTTTCCATTGCAATCGTTGCATTGATTATTAAAATCCTGGAATGGCTTAGCAAGTAAGCCGGAAAGGAAGGGGCAGGGCCGGAAATGGCCGAGCCTCTCTTTCCCGTAGTATATCATAAGATTGGAGGGATTGGAACATGGTAACCAGGAAAAGGCTGCAGATAATAACTATAGTCTGTTGGGTTGTTGTAATTATCATCGAATTGCTTGAGCTGTTGGGAATCAGGCCGTAGAAAAGGATAAGGAACTTTCAATGAATAAGCAGGAAAAGAAATACTACACATCAGCTGCTGTGGCAATTGTGTTAGCAGTGATACTATGGGTGTTTAAGACAATCGTGATTGAAAATTAGACGATTACCGGACAAATGCGAGACTAACATCATACACTTTGCAGACATCTCAAGTAGTATGATGATAGTATCGAAGGTTCGGCAGTCGGGAACAGGAGTGACTGTTATGTCAGAATTGTCAGATGCAAAGAAGAAAGCAAACAAAAAGTGGAACGAAAAGAACAAGGAGAAGTCAAGAAAGTATCAGTACAGATCTATGGCAAAGTCGTATGTCAGAAACTATGCTGACGAAAAGGACCTGCTTGATCTTAAACAGATGATAGAGGATAAGCTTGATGGTAAATTACAGTGATATATCTCAACTGGTAAGAGATGTTACGGAGCTTGTCAGAAAGTCCAGGGACGCTGAACTCATTGCGAAGGCAACCGAAATGGCCAAGGCAATCAACGAGCTTGTTGTTGAGAATATTGAACTTGAAAACAGACTCAATGAAAAATTGAATCTCAGAGAACGCGGCCATATCAGTGATGATGGAAGAATGTACTGGGTAGAAGGGGAACACGTTCCGTATTGTAGTTATTGTTTTGAAGTTGACGGAATTTTGAAACATATGATTCCAAGTGATTACGGTTGGGTTTGCGAAAGAAATCATACGAGGTGATTAAATTGGAAGCTACTGAATCAAGAGCTCTGGAAGCATTGAACAAGCTCATCAAATATAACAGGGATGTAAATCATAACTTATACGTTGACAGGGATTTGTTGGACATAACAATCAAGATTAACGAGCTTGTTGTTGACAACAGCAGAATGAGAGAACAACTAAGGAAATTGGATGAATGAATTCAGGAGGTCAGTCTTAACGGCTGGCCTTTTTTGCAGCAGAGAAAGGAAGAAAATTTTGAAAGACACTGTATTTAGACGAGTGGTAATCAACCGCGAAGATAATAAAGTTGTTGTCGGCGCCACAGATGGAATGACAGGCGATGAGGTGTTTGAACTCGTTGCAGAAGGGCTTAGAGCATTAAAGCAGCGGTATGAGGTTGATTCCAAAACAATGCTTGTATATCTTGAAAGTGTGATTGACGATGGGTAGATACAGACGTTGTCGTTATACTGGTTGTCATGCGATGGTAGCATACCCTGATCATTACTGTAACGAGCATAGTCAGTATGAAGCAGAATATCTAGCCAGGAGGAAACAGTGGGGCGTCAGAAATGAGATGCGTGCCAAAAGACATAACCGGGAGTACAACCGGACAACGCGTGTGAGGGATGATGTCAAGGCAGAGCAGAATAAATTCTATCATACAAGACAATGGAGTTCATTGAGACACTATGTACTCGAACGAGATCATTATGTATGTGGATACTGTGGAGCATTCAATGCAGGAATCGTTGATCATATCGTGCCGATTGAGTATGACAAGAGCATGATGACTGATACAGACAACCTTACAGCATGCTGCAGAAACTGTCATATGACCAAGAGCAGATGGGAACGGGACTATTACGGTACTGGTTCGCAGAATGAATTGAAGCAGGTCGGCAAGGTGACGGATTTGAAGTTGTTACGGGAGTTGCTGAAAAGCCGTGAGAGGATTTCTAAGCATTCCTAATCACTGCGAGTATGATTCCACTCAATCTGTTTTATTTGTTAATCCCCCCGCCCTCGTGCGACGTGAGAAGAGCTACACACAGTGCCCACGTCTTACGTCGCGCGAATTTTTTGAAATTTTTAAAAAGGGGGGCTATCCCGGAGAAAGAGAGGTGAAAGTTGTGGCAACTAAGCCATATTATCTGCAGAATGACGGCAAAGTTTCCAGAACTCCGCCTAGTTATCTGGGGGTTCTGGCCAAGGAATGCTGGCGCAAGATTGTGCCGTTCCTCGAAGCAACCGGACGTGTTGAAAGAGTAGATACCAGTTTGGTTGAGCAGTATTGCACACAGTACGAGATTTACAGGGTTGCCTATGAGGATATCAAGGAAAATGGCATTCAAACACCAATGTACAAGACGTTACAGGACCAGATGGGCGAAATTATCGGTAAGGATTTCACCGGGTACAAGAAGAATCCGGCGGTTATGACGCTCAAGGACGCCAATAATCAGCTTACAATGGTCGGCGGACAACTGGGACTGTCGCCTAAGGCCAGACAGGAACTAATGTCCATTGCGACAAAGAGTGACGCTAAATCAGCAACGGATGCACTCAAGGAATTCCTGTAATAGGGGGTGGTGAAATGAACAAAATCGATATGACACAGTCTCATGACGTCATTGGCGAATACAGGAAAAACAATTTTGACGCTGAGCGTCGCAAGTACACTGATGAAGGCACTAAGTACGCATTTGACGTTCTTGACGGGAAGATTGTAACCGGATATCTGATTAAGCTTGCTGCATTCCGCCATCTGCGAGACCTTCAGCGTCAGGGACAAGCTGATTTTCCTTATGAATACAGTCCAAGCCATGCGTCTAAACTGCTGAAGTTTGCGTCAATCTGTCCTAATGTTGATACAGAAGAGCCGACCAAGTTGATGCACTGGCAGGAATTCATCTTTTCAATGCTGTTCGGATGGCGTAACAAGGAAGGGGGCAAGAGGTTCACGCGGGCAATTGTTTCCGTGGCACGTGGCCAGGGCAAGACGTATTTGATGGCGATTCTGATGTGTTACTCATACCTGATTGAGAGCATCGGGCTGTTCAATCAGGACTATCTGGTGGCGTCGATCAACTTCAAGCAGACAAATAAGTTGTACGGTTATATCAAATCCATGCTGAGGAAGATAACTAAAACGGAGCCGTTCAAATCGCTGGCTGAAGAAACTGAGCTGTCCACTCAGTCAGACCAGACCGTGCAGAAAAAGACAAATAATGTTCTACGCGCAATATCGTTTGAATCAGGACAGTTTGACTCATACCACTTTACTACAGCTATCGTTGACGAAATTGGCGAAATAAAGTCGCGTGAAAAGGTCTCAAAAATCATTTCAGGCCAAGTCAAAATCAAGAACAAGCAATTTATTCAGATTTCCACTTCATATCCGGACCCGTCCGTTCCGTTTCATGATGATCAGAAAATGCTGCAGCAGGCAATGGAACAGGACTGGAACCGTGAAGCCGACAGTTATCTTGGCCTGATCTGGGCACAGGATGATTTGGATGAGACGTTCAAGGAAGGAACCTGGGTCAAGTCCAACCCGCTTCTGTATCTTCCTGATCAACATGATGTGCTGTTGTCCGGCTTGAGAGACAAACGCGACAGTGACATGCTGTCCGGCACCATCTCGGATTTTCAGAACAAAAACCTTAATCTTTGGCTTCAAGAAGCAGCAAACAGTTTCTTAAAACTCAGCGACATCGAAAATGCAGTCATTGACAAATTCGACTATGACGGAATGGACGCGTACTTAGGATTTGACTACTCCATGTCGTCCGACAACACCGCTCTGGCCTTCGTCATTCCTTACGCTGACAAGACGGGGCGAAAGTGGCATGTCATTCAGCACTCGTTCATACCATGGCAAAGGGCAGGATCTATCGAAGCAAAGGAGAAACAGGACGGTATTGCCTACAGGGAACTTGCTAAGAAGGGATACTGTACAATCACGGCTCATGAACAGGGGCTTATCAGCACTGAGCAGGTCTTTAACTGGCTCGTTGATTTTGTTTCCGAGCACCGGTTGAAGGTTGTGTTCTTCGGCTATGATGCGATGGGTGTCAATGAATTTATCAAACGTCTGGAGTATAACACCAGTTATCCGCTACAGGCAGTACGTCAGAGAACAGGTGAACTGAAGGACCCGACGAAGTTTCTGCAGAAACTGTTTGTTGAAGGATCACTGACCCGTTTTGATGACAAAATCATGGAGAAAGCACTGATAAATGCACAACTGTACGAAGACAAGGTCGGAATACAGGTCGACAAGGCGAAGGCAACGCTCAAGATTGACGTTGTTGACGCAATCATAGACGCAATGTACCAGGCGATGTATCACTTCGAGGATTTCGGTATAGCAAACGACAAGAGCAATCAAGTTGACTTGATGACAGAACAGGACGTTCTCGACTGGTTCAACAGTGAGGACAGTGACACTATCTAAGGGGGTGGTAATCATCATTCTTAAGCTTATCTGGAAGGCGATTGACGTCATTTTCTACGTGGCGGCAATCGTCTTTTTCGTATGGGGCTTTTTTCGACTGAATGCAACTGCGGGAATCTTTGCCACAGGTTTTGCATGCATTATTCTAGGACTTTTGAGTGAGGCTGTTGCCGGCAAAGGGGGTGATTAACAATGCCGATTTTCAATCTGATGTCCGTTCCCGATTCAGATGAGTATACAGTAACGGATTTCTTGAGATGCAAAACAGAGAGCGTATACGTTTCAGCACGTGAAGCACTGCATAATTCCGATGTCTTCGCAATCGTCAACCTCATTTCGGGAGACCTAGCAACATCTAGAATACGTGCGTCAGCATCTAGAATGCAGGGTATGATTGACAATCCAACTACAATGTCCAATGGCCATCTGTTCTGGAAGTCTGTTTTCCTGCAGCTACTACTAGGAGGAGAAGCCTATGTATACCGATGGCGCAACAGAAACGGGGTTGACTTGAGGTGGGAGTATCTCAGACCGTCACAGGTTGACGTTTTCGAACTGGATGACGGCTCTTCGCTTGTCTATAACGTCACGTTTGACGAGCCGGGAATCGGAATTGTCAACTCGATTCCCCAGTCTGACATGCTGCACTTCCGGCTTATCAGCAGAAACGGCGGCAAGACTGGCATTTCTCCGCTTGCATCGCTGTCTTCGGAGATGGCAATCAAGAAGGCCAACACGAATCTGACATTGACTGCGCTTAAACAGGCAATAGTATCGCCAGGCATTCTGACCATCAAGAAGGGCGGCCTGCTTAATGAGAAACAGAAAGCCGCTCGGTCAAGGCGTTTTATGGCACAGCAGGAGTCATCTAATTATGGTCCCGTTGTGCTTGATGACCTTGAAGACTACAAGCCGCTTGAAATCAAGTCCGATGTGTCGGCACTGCTCAATCAGACTGACTGGACGGCTAATCAGATTGCCAAGGTATACGGGATACCGGACAGTTATCTGAACGGACAGGGTGATCAGCAGTCATCCCTTGACCAAATCAAGGGAATGTACACGAACGCTCTTAACCGCTACATGGGGACGATTCTCGGAGAGTTGAACAACAAGCTGAACTGTCGGTTCACTGCTGATTTGCGCCCTGCTGTTGATCCGTTGGGTGATGGCTATGCAACAAAGATTTCCGAGATGGTCAAGACCAACGCCATTGACGGCAACCAGGCACGATACATTCTGCAGAAATCCGGCTACTTCCCGGAAGACATGCCTGAATACTCGGGAATCTTGAAGGGGGGTGAAGACAATGACAGTAATTGAAGTCAAGGCGGATATTGTTGATAACGATACAGGTAAGTTCTATGACTGGATAGGATGGGATGCGGTATATCCGGGCAAGGTCGCCACTCTGCTTGACGGTGCTGATGAAGTTGAGGTCAACATCAATTCGAACGGTGGTGATGTGTTTGCCGCGTCAGAGATTTACACGCTACTGTCACAGCATTCGGGCAGGGTTACGGTTAACATTCAGGGTCTTGCCGCATCAGCTGCGTCAGTCATCGCAATGGCCGGCGATGTAGTGCATATCAGTCCTACGGCGCAGATCATGATCCACAAAGCGTGGACGATTGCTGACGGCAACGCTGATGATATGGCTCATACGTCAGAATTTCTTGAAGGAATTGATGATTCAATAATGAATGCATATGTTGCCAAGACAGGGCTCGACAAGTCGGAATTGTCAAACATGATGGCCAAGGAGACGTGGCTTACTGCAAACCAGGCGGTCGACTACGGTTTTGCTGATGACGTCATGGACTTTGGCAGGCCAAGAGAGCCCGTACTTAACTCTATCGGTTATCCACAGGTCAGCCGAGCCGTTGTGGACAGATGGAAGAAGGCCATGGCAAGCGCAGAAGCCTATGAAAAGCAGAAAAAAACTGCTGAAAATAGAGACGCGGAAATTGTTGGAAAGAAGGAGCTGCAGGCCAAGATTGACCTGCTTTTTTAGTAGAAAGGAAGTAAAGCAATGCACGTAATGAACGTTAACGAATTGAAGATGGCCTTTGATGAAGCCGGCGCAAAGGTACAGGAGCTCGAAGATAAGCGCGCCGACCTCATTCTTGACCTGAAGAAGGATGCAGATTCGCATTCTGCAGACGAGCTCAAGGCCGTCAAGGATGAATTGTCAAAGGCTGTTGTAGTTCGGGACGCGGCAGAAGAGGCATATGCCGACGCCCGAGCGGAACAGGTCGCAAACATGAAGGCAGAGGACAGGGAGCCGCTGACTGCCGATGAGAAAACACTCAAGAACAAGTTCGTATCAGATTTCAAGGATATGGTTACAGGCGTAAAGGTGTTCAATAAGGTTGATCCCACTATTGATACGTCCGGTTCAGCTGCAGGATTGACGATTCCGGAGGACGTGCAGACGACTATCCACGCTCTGGTCCGCCAGTATGATGCACTCCAGAACTACGTCAACGTTGAGAATGTCGGTACGGCCACAGGTTCCCGTGTCTACGAAAAGTGGTCTGACGTTACACCGCTTGCCTCTATTGATACGGAAGATGCGAAGATTGGCGACAATGACGATCCAAAGCTCACAATGGTCAAGTATGCCATTAAGCGCTATGCCGGCATTACTACGGCCACAAACACGCTGCTTGCAGACACGGCAGAGAACATTCTCGCCTGGCTGACCGGCTGGATTGCCAAGAAGGTTGTCGTAACACGTAATCAGGCTATTCTCACCAAGATTGCTGTTTTCGAGAAGAAGCCGACACTGGCCAAGTGGGATGACATCATTGACCTTGAAAGCTCTGTTGACCCTGCCATCAAGGCAACATCGGTCTTCATGACCAACTCTTCCGGTATGAATGCCTTGCGCAAAGTCAAGAATGCAATGGGTGACTATCTTATGCAGCGTGACGTCACTGAACCGGGCAAATACACAATTGACGGCTACCGTGTGATTGAAATTGCAGACCGCTGGCTTGCCGATAATACTGGATCACACCCGCTCTACTTCGGTGATCTCAAGCAGGCGGTCACACTCTTTGACCGTCAGGCTATGTCTCTTATGACAACTAATATCGGTGGTGGAGCGTTCGAAACGGATACGACCAAGATTCGTGTCATTGACCGCTTTGATGTCGCCTCAACTGATGCCGAAGCGTTTGTTCCGGGGTCATTCAAGGCAATTGCTGACCAAAGCGCCAACTTTGCTGCTTCTGCAAGCAAGTAGAAGGTGATTTAGATGGCGGTTAGCTTAGAGACATTGAAGGATTCACTGCGAGTTGATGATACTGTTGATGATGAATTGCTGACCGGCTATCTTGATGCCGCTTCGTCATTCATCATGAATGCTGTTGGGGCCGATGACGCAAGCTATTACGATAACAACGGGCGGTTTGACACGGCCGTTCTTGCGCTTGCGTCAACGTACTACATGTATCGCATGACAGCATTTACAGGCTCGGTTACTACAATCAACGCAACTATGAATTCGCTTATAGGACAGATGCGCGGGGAGGTGGCGGCACTTGAAGAATCTCAATCCAAGCCGGATGAGGGGTAAGGCCGCATTTGGGCATATGGGAGCAACCGACAGGAAAAATCCCAACACAGGACGTCCGATTCAGGGGTTTGTTCCCGACTTCTCCGTGTGGTATGGAGAGTATTCCCTGTCAATGGCCGACAGTATTGCATATCACGGCATTGACCAAAGCATAGCGATGGTCATCTTCGTTCGTCACAACCATATCTTGAGCGACAAGTTCAAGGTACAGATCAGCGGCGAAGTTTATGACATTGTGAACATCAAGGAAGATGACGGTATTCCACCGGTCGGATTTGACTTGATTACGCTAAAGAAGGTGGATAAGAATGGGTAACTCAAACGGTATTAACTCAATCGGTCACGAAGAGTCATTTGAAGGAGTGCTTACCAGATTGGCCGAAGGGCTGACACTGGAGGACAGAAAACGTGCCAATAAGGCCGGTGCTGACATCTTTGCCGCAGAACTTAAGGCGAAGACACCTCGCTCTGACAGGATATACCATGACGGGACACCCCATATTCAAGATGCGGTGCTCGTCATTACAGAGTCGAGTGGCCGTGTTGACGTCGGCTACTCGGATGAGTCAAAGCGTGGATATATTGCACGTTTCCAGAATGATGGCTGGATAGCGACTGACCGCAACGGATACAGTCACAAACACGTTCCGGGTAAGCATTTCTGGGAGGCGGCCGAGGTTGCCTCAAAGGACAGAATACAGGAAGCTATCAGGCAATCTCTGGAAGATGCCTTGGCAAGGAAGGTGAGTGGCAAATGACACCTGCCGCATATGTTTATGGAATTCTTGCTGATAACATTGATTCAATTCCAGGTCTTAAGTCAGATGATATTTTCACGTTCGACGTGGACGATTCTGCAGGTTCTGATGTGATTGTGCTGATTACAGAAGAACCGGGAATGGGTGATGATTATGGCAACGACAATATTCTATATGCTAATAAACGGATACAGATTGATTTCTACTATCCTAAAGATTATGAAGAAGACATGAACGCATTGGAACAGAGCTTGAAGAAGGTACTTAGAGACAACGGAGTGTACTGTTACTCCGATGCGGGACATGTCTTGAGCCTGGATAGCAGGAACATTACTAACACACTTAAGTTCAACATTAAAATGGAGGTCTGAAAATGGCTGTAGTAGGTTTATATACAACTTATGTAGGAATCAAGGGCGAAGACGGGAATGTCATCGTCGGCGTGGACAAGGGCGGAGTTTCTGAAACCGGTGTCTACGAAATTGATACATCGAAGAAGAACGGTAACCTTGGTGCAACGACTGCCAACATCACGGGTCTTTCGGGCACGGTTACAAAGGTTTACGGCAATGACGCTCTTGTGGATGTAAGTAATCCACCGTCTGCACCGTCCGTAGCACTGACATACAATCAGATCAACGTTGCGGTCAAGCAGGCACTGCTTGGTCGCAAGCTTTCGAATGGCGGTTATGTCGATACTGATGATACCGTAGAGAGTGCTCTTATCGTTGAGTCTCACGACGAAATCGAAAACAAGGCAATCTATTTCGCCTTTCCTCGTGGTGTTTTCAACGAAACTCAGCAGAATGTTCAGTCCAACACTGACACGGCTCAGACTAGAGAAACTGAGCAGATGACATTTACTGCACTTGCTTCTCCCGCGCTTGGCAACAAGACATACAAGATTTACTATGAAGGCGCAAAGGATTTCAGCATGAAGAAGATGTTTGACGAGGTTTTCGGCTCTGCACAGACATTCATCAAAGCTGATACTCAGCATTCGGCACCGCAAGTTTCAGAATCACACTAGTTGATCAGACAGAGACGAGAAATGTGAGACGAATTACAGAAAGGATGTTTAATAAATGGCAAAGGTAGTAAAGATTGATGGCACCGTTCTCGGCTTCCCTGAAAAGAACTGGAAACTGATTGACTCAAACGCAAACGTGAAGAAGTTTATCAGGAATTTTACCGAATGGAATGACAATTTACTTGAGCTGGATGAAAATCCAATCTCATTAATGAACTTCATTGTCGATAAGGTTCCGGACATTCTGGAAGACATGCTGGAGCTTAGCAAGACGGAGCGGAAGAAGCTTGATGAGGCTTCGTTCTCCGACCAGTACGATGTGTTTCGTGAGATGGCACGTCAGTTTCTGGGCATTGACATGGGGTCGCTCAATGATGACGGTGATGAGGTGACTGAAGACCCAAAAAAGCAAGAAGAAGAATGAATCTTCAGTTAAGGCAGCTAAGCGATGATATTGACTACATGGCTAAGCAGCTGCTTACTGAAAACGGTGTTTTACCGGAAGATTACTATAATTCTTCTTATTCTGACATGCAGACGGCACTGGTTTCACGACCACGTGAAGAGCGTGTGGTTGATGCCGGCGAGTTTGCAAGATCTTTGATGAAAGGGGGAAGCTAAATGCCTAAAATCGAAGGTTATACATTTTCAATCGACCTTGATGACCGCGGTGTTGGTCGTAAGTTACAAACAATCAAGCAGGAAGCTTATGCACTGAAGAATGCAATGCGCACCAACTTTGAAGAGATTCGAGCAGGCGAGGGTGTAATGGCAGCATACGCCAATAAGGTTACGGATGCCGAGAATGCAATCAAGGCACAGAATGTGCTTATTGAACGTTTAAGAAAAGAACAGTCGGGGCTTAATACTGACACCGATAAAGGTCAGAAGGCGTGGCTTAGATACGAAAACCAGATCAATGCTGCCAAAAGGGCAATTAACAGTTTGACTGCCCAGCAGGAAAAGGCACGCCAGATTAGTTCTCAGGAGAATCAGCTTCAACTTCAGGCAATACGAAATCTTGAAACGCTGACTAAGAGGACTGACGAAGTCCGCAACGCAACGTCGAGAGTGACGGACATTACCACCTCATATGCTCATGCTCTTGAAACCGAGGGACGGACAAATGAAGCCGCCAGAGCAAAGCTGAAGGGGTTGGAAAGCGTTCGGAAATCACTTGAAATTCAGTTGAAACAGGAAAAATTGCTTCTTCAGGAAACGGCAAAGGTTTCCGGTGAAACCTCAAGTGCATACCAGTCACAGAAGGCAAAGGTCGAGGACCTCACTCTCAGCTACAGACAGAATGAAGCTGAGATCAGGAATCAGATAAAGGTCACGAAAATGTGGCCGGAGCATGCCAGCTTTTCACTTGAAAAAGTAAAGAACAAATTCACCAAAATCACTCCGATAGCATTGGCTGCAGTAAGCTCCGTCACTGCAGCAACATCGAGTGTTATCAGCAAGCTTGAAGAAGGTTCGGAGAAGGCGTCCGAACTCAGCAGTCAGTACAATGTCATCAAGAATAACCTGGTGACGGGCGGTGAAAGCGTCGTTGAAGCAACCAGGGCGGTTGCAATCATGCAGTCTGACGGAGAGAAATACTCACTGAAATATGGGAAGTCTCAAAAAGATATCGCTGACGCTTATCTGGAACTTGTCAAGCGCGGCTATACAAGCAAACAGGCAATTGGTGCAATGAACACCGAACTTCAAGGTTCCATTGCTTCGGGGGATGATTTCTCCGATGTAGTTGAAGTTGCATCTCAGACGCTTGAAGGATTCGGTATGACCGTTGACAAGAACGGAAAACAGCTCAGTTCTACTAGGGAGATGACGGTGCAGACCAAGAAGGCCGTCAACACCTTGGCCTATTCTGCTGACGTTACGTCAACATCGTTCCAGTCTCTGGGCATCGGGATGTCTTATGTATCGGCTACAGCTCATCAGGCGGGATTCAGTTTGTCTGAAACGGCAAGTGCCATGGGTGTTTTGAGTAATAATGGTTTGGAAGCAGACAAGGCTTTGGTAAAACTGGCCGCTTAGCGAGAAATTGCTTTGAAAAACAACTTTGTTAATTCGGGGAAGACTAAATCATGATATAATAATCTCAAGAGGATAAATGTTTTACGGAGGTGATAGCATGTATTATAAAAAGCACAAAGGCGAGCTTAAATCAGACTTAATTGCTCTTTTTGTTACACTTGCAATTTCATTTGTAGCTACCATAGTCTTGGGAAACCACGGAGTAGATATCTCGGGAATTTTAGACGTCATCGGTTTTTTAACACTTGTTATCGCATTCTTTTACTGGATGTTCAAGAGCGTTATCTACTTATTGCGCTGTATATTCGGTGGCAAATGACATGTTGATCCCGAGCCAAGCCCGTCAGAAACGGCGGGAAGGTGTAACGACTAGAAAAAGTAAGCTAAAAATCAAGCGAGTCTCTGAAGGCTCGCTTTTTTCATGCGGAAATTTCCACGAAGGCAAAGCTCCCGCAAGGGATGAAGATATAGTCTGAACTGCATGGAAACATGCAGAAGCAGGGGATAAAGAGCCTCTGCGGTAACAAATGGGTACAGGTCTGCGCAAAGTTATTAACTCACTGGTGTCTGCCGTTAAGGCAATCGGCAAGAAGAACTCAGTGCTTGACAATCTTGGAATCAAGAAGGAAGAGATGGTTGATGCTAACGGGAATCTCAAATCCATGACGGACATAATGGGAGTGTTGCAGAAGCACACCGAGTCAATGGATAAGACTCAAAAGAACGCTGTTTTCAACAGTCTGTTCGGCACGACAGGTCAACAGGCGGGCATGATTCTTGCCGAGAATTCTCAACGGTTGGGCGAACTTACTCAGAAGACACAGGAAGCAGCTGACAAGGGCAAGTACGTACAGACACTGTCGGAAAAGAACTCGAAAACCGCTCAGGCCAACAATGAAAAGTTCAAGAAGGCATGGGAAGATCTTGAAATCAAATTCGGTGCAGAATTACTGCCGTATATGACTGAGGCAACAAGGAAATTAGGAGATTTATTCGGTCAGAAGGATTTTCAGAAAGATGTCAAAATCATGGCCGAAGGCGTGGGTTTTGCTTCCAAGTTATTTCTAAAGTTTACAACGGCATTGATAGAAAACAGAAGAGCTGTACTGAAAGCTGGAGTTGCAATTGCAGGATTATTGGTAGTTGATAAAGTTATTAATTTCACTTTGAAATTAAAGGAACTGGCAACCGTATTTGGTAGATTTGGATCTAAGGTTGCGGAAGAACAGGCAGAAGTAAAGGCGCTCACTCTTGAGTATCAATCTCTTGCCGAGGCGAAGACACTCGCAAGTAATTCCTATACTAGTGTCGGAAGTTCTGCAGCAGGTGCTGAGAAAAAGATGTCTAAACCAGCTCAAAGTGCGAAAATAGCTGAAGAAGTCGAAGAAGGCATTGCGACATCCGGTGTGGTGGAAAAGGGAATATCAAAGAGCACGCAGGCTGCTTCTCGAAGTATTAAGCTGGCGACATATCTTTCAGAATTTGGGGCAAAGATAGTTCCACTTATAGGCGTTGGATTTAACGTTATAGGTGATGGGAACGCATTTTATAGTGCTCTCAAAAAAGGTTCCGAAAGTCAGAAGGCAGCAACGGGAATCAAGTTGGCGGGAACCTTGATTGGAACAGGCGTAGGAGCGGCCTTCGGTGGCCCGTTTGGAGCAATGTTAGGAAGTCAGATAGGTGGGATTATTGGCAGCACGTCCATAGCGCAGAAAATCGTCAAGGGACTCAACAATGCAGTTAAGAAAGCTGCAAAGGAGCAGCAGAAACAGATTGCTGAAACTGGTTATGTCACTATGTATGACGGAACCACGGTCAAGGTGGGCAAGGTCAAGGTTGAAAAGAGCTCACTTACCAAAGCGCAGAAGAGCGTATCTGATGATATCCGGAAGTCAATGGACAAGGCGGACCTGTCGGTAATCAAGATGTCGGTTCAGTCTGATGACAAGAGTCTGAACAAAGCCAAGGCTACGCTTGAAGATTTCTATGCCTCTGTCGCTCGTACTGCTGAAAGGCAGTCGCAAAAGAGGGCGGATGCTGAAAAACGTGCAGTCGAGCAGATGTACAAGCAGCACCAGATCAGCAAAAAACAGTATGAAGAGTACATTAAGGGAATCGATGATGCCGACAAGAAGCGACAGTCCAGTCAGAAGAAGACATATGACAGTCTTATAAAGGCAACAAACAAGTATAACGAAGACCTTAAAACGGCCACTGCCAACGTGCAGGGCAACGTAAACAGGATTACGTACACCTATAACAAGAAACGCGAGAAACTGGCAAAGGATGAAGCTGAAACTATCAAAGGGGTCAGGGAATCCGGTTATGTACAGATAAAGGGCAGAACTTACACTGGTGAGGAAGCCGTAAGAAAGGTACAGGAGCAGTTCAAGGCAAAACGGGAGAAGCTTGCCCGGTCTGAGAAGAAGGAACAGGCTGAAATTGCCAGGAATACGGCCAATGAAAAGAAAAAAATTACTGAAAAGTACAATAAGGAGCGATTGAGCAAGCTGCAGTCATTGTCTAAGTCGATTGCTAAGGAAATGGGTACAAGTTCCAGGCAGCAGAAGGAAATTCTCGATAAACTACGCAAGGACAAGGGCAGAATAAGCGATAACGAAGCACGGGATCTGATTAATAAATCGGCCCGCGAAACTAAAAAGCTAATTGAGCATGCTGAGAAAACGCGCAAGGAAACTGTTGCCAAGGCGCAGCAGACCTACAAAGGCAAAGTGGAACAGTACAGGAGAATGAACAAGGACATTCCAGGCTACACCAAGGATATGATGAACAAGGATATCGCCAATGCCAAATCGGAGCGTGACACTACTGTCAGCGTTGCTAATGAGGCAAAGAACAAGATTGTCGGAAGCGCCAAGGCCAAGCACAATCAAGTTGTAGATGAAGCCAGAAAGCAGAACAAGTCTGTAAGTCAGAATATTGTAGCTGAAGGTAACAACGGCATCAAATCATATAATGCCTGGGGTGCTGCTGTTCACAACACTCTGAAGTTCCTGTCTGATGCATGGTCATCTGTCGTACACGCATTCGGTGGGTCGTACAAGGGAAATGTCGGCTCATACAGACCGGCGGCAAGAATCAGTTCTTATGCCAACGGTGGTGTTGCACGTGCCGGCCTTGCCCTGGTTGGAGAAGCCGGTCCCGAGCTGGTCTATACGCCCTGGAGCAAGTCCGCCAGAATCGTCGGAAGACACGGAGCTGAAGTTGCGCCGCTCAATCAAGGCGAACAGGTGCTGAATGCACGTGACACAGCAAGAGTGATGGCCGGCAGTTATTCCGGCACTCTTCCGGGCTATGCCACGGGTACGTTCTCACTGTCCGGCTTTATCGGAAGCATTAAGGACAAGGCACTGGACATTGCCGACAGCGTGCTTGACGTCTTGAAGAAACCGGTTAAATGGATTGCCAGAGGATTCAGTCATTGGCCAAGTGTTCAGGCGTTCAGTTTCACTCACACAACATTGATGGATCAGACAAGGAACATGGCCAAAAAGTCACTGATAAATCCGGTAACACAGGCCTTCAAGAAGCTGCTGAAGAGTTATGATGACAGTGGCACAAATCCAAGCGGGTCTGGTGTAAAGAGATGGGAACCCTATGTCAAGAAGGCGCTGGCTAAGTTGGGGCTCTCCACAAGCAGGGCCATGGTAAGCAAGGTGCTCAGACAAATCAATACGGAATCCGGCGGCAATCCGCATGCTAAACAGCCCGGAGCAGACCCTGACGGAGACGGTTCGGGTCCGGCACTCGGTCTCATGCAGACAAAGCGAAGCACGTTCAATGCATACGCTCTTGCCGGACACAAGGATATCTGGAATGGCTATGACAACATGCTTGCCGGACTGAACTATGCTCGCACGAGATACGGCGCAAGTCTTTCGGCTCTTGGCAAGGGACATGGCTATGCCAACGGCGGCCTGGTCTCCACTCACGGAGTGTATGAGATGGCTGAGCAAAACCTTCCGGAAATGGTCATTCCACTGGATTTGTCAAAACGGTCAAGAGCATATCAGCTCATGCAGAAATCATTGGACTATTTTGCCCGCACCGACAATCATCAAGGAGTATCCAAATCCGATGTTGAGTCTGAGAAGTCAAACAACAGACTTGAACAGACTTTGAGCGCAATGCTGACCATGCTGTCTAAGATATTCGGTGCCAGCGAAGAACAGATTGAAGTGCTGCGCATTCTCAGTTCGGGCAATGCTGACAGGCAACTGGCAGATATCGGGCAGAAGCTTGACGCCATTGCCAACAAACAGTTGAGAGTCGACGGCTCCAGTTTTGCCCGCAGCTATGAACAGTACGGATCAGTTGAAAGGAATAGAAGAGATACGATGCTAGGAAGGGGGATGTCGATTGACACAAGAATCTAGACCATATGGTTTCGAATTTGCCGGTCACCACTCGAGCGATTTCGAGCTGGTAGTGCTGGCAGAAAAGACAGTGACAATGCCGTCCAAGCGCAAGTCTCAGCTGCAGTTGCCGTACCGTACGGGATATATCGATTTGAGCGACTTGTACGGCCTCAACACGTACGATGAACGGACAGTGACGTTTCCCTGCCGTCTGCCATACGGCCAGGAGAACCTGTCATTGATGAATCAGAAACTGACGGAACTGATGAACTGGTTGATGAAGCCTACTGGAAAGACACTGCTCAAGGATGATGCCATGCCGGGCTATGCTTTCATGGCCGAAGTTCAGACCGCTCCGACAATCGAAGAAGGTTGGAATTTTTGCAAGGTGACGGTCGTATTCCAGTGTTATGCTTATCGTCTCAAGCGTTGCTATGACGATGTATGGGACACGTTCTACTTCAGCCTTGACGCCGCCTCCAATATCGAGGTTGACGTCAAAGGGCATGAGAGCGTTCTGTTGATAAATACAGGTCATAACCGGGTTCGATTGACTGTGACCTGCTCCACGGCCATGTCTGCGTCAGTCAATGACCACGTTTTTGCGCTTAAAGCCGGGGACAATGTCAATCCTTACTTGGAGCTGATGCCCGGCGAAAATGTCGTTAACATCGAAGGCACTGGTAAGGTTAAGTTTAAATGGACGGAGGAAGTGCCATGACAAAAGGGTTTAGAATTACGATTCGTGAAGGTTGGAACGGGGCGGAGAAGGTGCTTAACTCGGATATCTTCCCGCATTATCGGCTCGTTTCGGCTGTTTTGTCTAAAAGCACTTCATCTTATGACACGTTCACCTTCACGATTGACCCGACACATGCTTTGTATACTGAAATCGATCCTTACAAGTGTTTTGTAAAAATAACTCGTCCGGACAAGAATGCGACTCTTTTCGAAGGGCGAGTTTTAACGTATACGGATAGCATGGATAGTTCGGGTACGGTTGAAAAGCAGGCTACGTGTGAGGGCTTGGAAGGGTTCCTGCACGACAGCGTACAACCGTGGAGGGAGTTCCGTAACACGACGCCAAAGGACTTTCTGCAGTCTCTCATAACCGAGCACAATAAGCAGGTCGAGTCCTACAAGCAGATAACGCTCGGGACGGTCACGGTGACAAATTCAACGGATAACGTGTATCGATATGCTGATGATACCAAAGATACGTATGATAACATACAAGACAAGCTCATCAGTCGCTTGGGTGGAGAAATGAGGATCAGGAATGCGGACGGCAAGCTAATGCTTGACTACGAGCCGGAAATCTCCTCCGATTGTCCGCAGAGGATCGAGCTTGCACATAACATGGTGTCAAGTTCACGGACTGTTGATCCAAGTGAGATTGTTACTGTTCTTAAGCCGCTCGGCGCAACTCAAGAACGTCAGAACAACGATGGCAGTACCGACGTTTCAAGCCCGCACTTAACAATTGCCAGTGTTAATGGAGGCAACGATTATCTGCGTGACGATCAGCTGATCAGTCAATTCGGAATCCATGTCAAAACTGAAACATGGGAAGACGTAACAACGCCACAGGCTCTGCTCGCAAAGGGCAGGGCTTTTCTTGACGCGCAGAAGGCGATTAAATATCAACTTCAAGCCGGGTATATCGATTTGTCTTTCCTCGAAGAAACTATTGGGATGATCGAATGCGGGAGTTATGTCAGCATTGTAAATCAACTAGAGGGACTGTATGCAACGGAGAGAATCGTTGCCATGTCGCTTGATTTATTGGATGTGGCAAACTCAACGTTAACGCTGAGCGATAATCCGATTGATTTGGATACGTATCGATCGCAGAAACGGTCAGAAACCGACGCGCAGAAGGCGCTGATAAACAGATTGATAGTACGTCAATCAAAGAGCAACAAGGAAATTGCTGATCTGTCCAAGCAGAATCAACAATTGTCCGACAATTACAGCAAGCTGTCAAGCGATTATGCCAAACTGTCTGAACGAGTTAAACAGCTTGAAAACAGCGGTGGCAATACCCCGGCTTGGACGTCTGGTAGCAAATTTATTGATTTGTCATCAAACAACGGCAGTCAGAATCAGGCATGGTATGACAACTTGTATCAATCAGGTGTCAAAGGTCTGATGATCAAGCTGACTGAAGGGTCGGAAGCGGGAAGTGCGTATCTCAATCCATTGTTTGACGAACAGAAGAGCCGTGGCATAGCAGCCGGTATGAAATTCATAGGAGCGTACCACTATCTGCTGGCAGTGTCCGTCGCCGACGCACAGGAGGAAGCACAATGGTTCCTGGGCAAGCTAAAAGCTAAGGGAATACCGACCAGCGCTGTGGTTTCGTGTGACGTCGAAGATGGGTCGCTTACTAAGGACAAGGCCGCGTTGACTGCTGAGGTGGATGCCTTTTACAAGGTGCTGACCGATGCCGGCTATACGAATACATGCGACTATTCGAGTGCGTCATGGTTCAGTAGTCGTTTTGACAGTCATGCCAAATACAAGTGGGTCGCCAGCTGGGGTGCATCGTCCAAGCCGACAATAGCTGACGCATGGCAGTACACTAACAAATACAATGGTGCCATCCTGGACTGCAGCTACAGTTACAATCAAATTTTTGTTTAAGGGAGGGATAGAATGACAGTCGATTATAGAGATCCAACGCATATCATGCCCACGGATAGTCCTGTTGATCAATCCAAGGTATCTGAGGCAAATAAAACGTTGGCCAAGTGGCTGCGTCAGAAAATGTATGGTGTTGACGTGAGAGAATCGTTGGCCAGGCTCGCAGAACAGACGTCTGCCGACGTGTATGATGACAGGCAGGCAGTTCTGGATTACAAAAATCACGCCAACAACGAGGAGCAAGAGCTGCGCAATTTGGCCAACAAGCTCTCTCAGGAGTTCAATAGCATTCTGAATTCCAAAACTGACAATGCCGAAGTCATTAACGCACGTATCGATGTATCCGGTGCAGTCTACGAGACGCTTAAATCGAGACTGGATTCAATGCAGCTCAATCTCAACACGTTCTACCAAGCAGGACAGGTAGACCCGCAACTGCATATCTTGTGCGTCAAAGACATCGCCACTGATAGCGAGAATGTCAGGGCCTCGCCCATGGTGCAGATTACAGGAGGGACCAGTCCTGATGGTGATTTGACGGTGACGTCGTCTACACGGCTAAAAATTGACAAGGTAAAGGATGTGTAAATCGTGGCTAAAATCAAAAAAATGATGGAGTTGGAAGAAAACGGCGATGAGCAACAGTTCTTCCCGCAAACACACGCTGATGCCGTACTGGATTTGCACGAGTATTTAAAAAAATACGTGATACCAGGAGCGGTCAACGGCAAGGACGGCAGAGACGGTACGAACGGGTTAAGCGCATATGACATCGCTGTTATCCAGGGGTTTAAGGGCACGGCGACCGATTGGCTTCATTCTCTTAAGGGAGACAAGGGCGATAAAGGAGACAGAGGCGAAGTTGGAGCAACAGGACCTCGTGGCTTAACAGGTGAAACCGGTCCCCAGGGGGTTCAGGGTCCCAAAGGTGATACTGGTGCAACAGGTGCTGCCGGACCAATAGGGTTAACTGGTGGCACTGGTGCACAAGGCCCTCAGGGATTGCCAGGAGCCACCGGACCGCAGGGTATTCAGGGCGTGCAGGGACTCGAAGGTGCTACTGGTCCTAAAGGAGATAAGGGAGATACCGGTTCACAAGGACCACAAGGCGTTAAGGGCGACACAGGAGCAACAGGGACTGCTGGTGCACGTGGGCCTCAAGGTATACAAGGGCTCCAAGGGCCCAAGGGGGAACGAGGTGATTCCGGTGTCACTGTGCCGGCAAACGGGTTCTTTACGCTGACCGTTGATGCCAACGGGGATTTGTGGGCAGTTTCGAGCGGCAGTGATTCTCCTGAATTCTCGCTCGATTTGGACGGTAATCTGTACTATGTTACAAATGAATGAGGTGAGTGAATGACAAAGACGTTAATCGGAAACATCAAAGGGCCTAAGGGGGCTACTGGTTCACAAGGTCCTCAAGGTGTCAAAGGCGATACGGGAGCTACAGGAGCTACTGGTCCGAGGGGACCGCAGGGTATACAGGGTCCAGCTGGGCCGACCCCTACAATCGGAAGCAACGGCAACTGGTTCATCAACGGCACTGACACCAAGAGCCCAAGCCGCGGTGCACAAGGCCCTCAGGGCGTACAGGGCGTGCAGGGTCCGAGAGGCGCAACTGGATCACAGGGACCAACTGGAGCAACCGGTCCGGCCGGTCCGACACCGACAATCGGATCAAACGGGAATTGGTTCATCAACGGTGTCGATACTAATAAACCTAGTCGAGGAGTACAGGGGCCACAGGGGGTTCAAGGAGTTCAAGGTCCGAGAGGTGCAACTGGGGCCACCGGACCACAAGGCATTCAAGGCCCAAAAGGGGCTACGGGAGCAACCGGTGCAACCGGAGCAACTGGAGCTACCGGTCCGCGCGGCCCCCAAGGACCAGCCGGACAAAACGCAACGACAACGGCAAACGCTACGCAGAAAACCAACGGTCTGATGTCGTACACCGACAAAACCAAGTTGGACACTCTGCAAATAGTCAAAATTACTAAGATAAAGGATGTGTAAACTATGACGTATATCGCACAACTATCAGATGGATCTAACACGCAGTTTTTCCCGCGCACCAGATGGGATGCGCTGCTTAACGTTCCATCACAATTACAGTCAGCTGAACTTACAAAAAACCAAGATACGCTTAATCAGCTTGTCAAAGCAGATACGGGTAATTTCAAAAAGGTACGTTTTGTTGATCAAAATAATGGTGATTTGGATAAAGTTGAACTGGGAAATGGATCGTTTGGATGGTGGGGAAATGATACTGCTAACAAGAAGAATTTCCCTAAATATATTAGTGGAAAAGGTTGGGGGACTGTTTTAACCATGGGCGATTCTTCAATCAAATCTCAGCTTTTGATTGCGGCTGGTCCGTTCATTGGGTTCAGGGTGTACTGTGGTGGCAAGTGGTCACCGTGGCAAAAAATTTCGTTCTCACAGGAATAGGAGGATAATATGAAAATATATATCTATAATGCAAGCTCAAAGCGGCTTGAATCTGTGTGCAATTATCCAGAAGGATACGATTTACCAGAAAATTCAACATCTGTGTCTCCTGAAGGTGTGTTAGATCCAAAATTTGATTTAGATACTCAATCTTGGATTGGGGTTTCAGAGGATGAGTACAAAAAGACATACGAGTTCAATATAATTCAACAACCTACGGCAGACCAAACGGCTCAAGCGCAACAAATGCTGACGCTAGCCAAGCTGACCAATCAAGTTACTTTGCTGCAGAGTACCGTTGCTACTTTGATGTTGCAGAATGCTGCTAATAAGGAGGAAAAACAAAATGTATAGCTATGATATTGTTAATATGTTCTATCAAATGGGGCTGTTCACCAAAGCTGACGTCCAACTGTTTGTAAAAGTCGGTATGTTCGCCAAAGAGGACTATGCCAAGATGTTCCCGGAAGATACGGTAACGGCTTAACTAATATGTACGTGGAGGGTGGGTAGGATAATAAGATTGAGGTGATAGTTTGATTCATGGGTTATGGGGACTGAGTTGGGGAGAAATCCTCAGCTTAGCTACCCTAATAGGGGTTGTTACGACTGCGTTGAGCAAGCTGCTTAAAAAGGGCATGTCAGACGTATTGTCGCCGCTTAGAATGTCGCTAAATGAGCTTAACGACAATTTAAAGACGCTGAATTCCAATTTTCACAAGCAGGAAGTTGAAATCGACAAGATTAATGACGACCTGAGACGTCATGATCTCAAATTGGTTGAGCATGAAACTGAAATCCATGCGCTTAAGGAGGAATCAAAAAATGGTTGATAAAATTAAGAAAGCATTGTACAACGCAGATGGTACGCTTAACAAGACGGTGTTGGTTGCGCTTGTTTCTGCGATTCTGTTGTTAGTACAGCAACTGGCTCAGATTATGGGACTGGATTTGACGGGAAAAATTGCATCAGCACAGGACTGTATCAATACAGTACTGACTATTCTAACGATTCTTGGCGTTGTATCAGTTCCAAAGGACGGTGCAACAAATGAAAAATAAGATTAAAATCGTAATTACAGGCCTTGCTTGCGCAGGGCTTTTTTTATGCGGTCAGAACGCGCAGGCAAATCGATTAGGCCAGGACGTATCTAGCTATCAATTGAGTGATTTCGATTACATGCTACAACGTAAACAACTAGGGTCTGAATTTACCATTGTCAAGCTAGGCGGTTCCGGCGGCTTTGAAGGAGAACATTATCAAAATCCAAAAGCTTCGGCACAGCTAGCTAATGCGTCAAAAAGCGGACAGGACGTTGCAGGCTACTTTTGGGGACAGTTTGGATCAGATAGATTGATGGCACAAAAGATGGCCAGGTTTGCAGTAGCGGATGCGCACAGGGCAGGTTTAAAACAGGAAGCTGCTATTGCGCTGGATTACGAGCAGGGAGCATCTATGTCAAGCACAGCCAATACCGATGCAATTATTGAGTTTATGTCAGCCATTAAAGACGCGGGGTATAAACCGCTACTATATAGCGGTGCCTATTATATGAAAAGATATGTAGATATTGAGCGCATTGGCAAGCAGTTTGGAACGTGTTTGTGGGTTGCTAGCTATAAGACAACCGGGTTACAGTTAGCTCCGGATTTTGCCTATTTCCCGTCTATGAACTATGTAGCGATGTGGCAATTTGCGGATAACTGGCATGGTACTGATGGAAACGTGGAACTTGTTTCTGTTATTAAAGGAGATGTTAAAAATAACGTGACGGTTAAGCCGACCGTTACCGTTTCTGGAAGCTACTATACCATCCAGTCCGGTGATTCGTGGTGGTCAATCGCAAATCGTTTTGGTATGGACATGTATCAGTTGGCACAGCTTAATGGCATGTCGATCAATACTGTTATCCATCCGGGGCAAAAAATTAGAGTTAAGGGCACAATCAAAAACGGTGCAAAACCAGTTAAAAATACCAATATTAGCTCTTATGTTGTTAAGCCTGGTGATTCGTGGTGGAGCATTGCGGCTAAGTATGGACTTTCTATGTATACGTTGGCGCAACGCAACGGCAAGACGATTTACACTGTTATCCACCCGGGCGACCGTCTGACCGTTATAGGACAGACTGCCACACGTGCCTACACTATCAGACGTGGTGACACGTTGAGCAGCATTGCCGGCAGACTGGGCGTGTCGGTAAGTGCATTAGCCGCACGCAATAACATCAGCAACCCTAACCGTATCTATGTAGGTCAGTGCTTGGCATACTGACAACTTCCGTGGTATACTATAGCTACAATCGCATATAGCTTCGTAATCCCCCGTGCCGAACGGGGGATATTTTTTATTGATGGTTAGGTCGTAATACCCGTGACTTTAGTCATGGGATATAAGACCACTGTGAACACCATGAGGTGTTCTTTTTTAACTTTTTTAATCATTGTGATATAATATAAATATGATTAAAAGAAAGGAGGCGAATACAATGCAACAAACACTGACTGCTAAGATTCGACTGTATCCGACAAACGAACAAATAGTTTCGTTTAAGGCAATAACCAAGGAATATCAACGTCTATGCAATATTGTCAGTCAATGGTATTTTGACGGACATTTTAATGCAAACCAAAAGGTCTTTCAGAAAGATATGTATCGCTATCTGCGAAATGAATCACCAAATCTTAATTCACAAATGGTACAGTCGACTTATCGAACGGTTAAGGCACGATATGATACGGTGAGAACTCAATTGTATCAACGTCCTTATCGTTATGATACTGAAGTGATTGATGAAAAAACTGGCAGACATATTTGGAAATCCGTTCCCCGAACCTTAGATTGGTTATGGAAGCCAATTCACTTCAAACGTCCACAGGCAGACTATGTACACGGTTCTAACTATTCTTTTGTCAAGAATCGTACCATGATTTCGCTTAATGTTTTAGGAAAGCGAATTAAGGTACCGTTCAAAGCTGATTATCTAGCATATTTGTTTTCTGCTAATGCAAAATTGGGAACGGCTAAACTAGTACAGCTTAAAAAGCATTGGTTCTTACATGTTCCTGTTACAATTGAAGTCAGTGAATGGAAACAACTTCGCAATCAGCATATTGTGGGTATTGACCGTGGTTTACGACAAATTATGACCATCTATGATGAAAAAGGAAAAACTAAGTTTTTTAACGGCAAGCAAGTTGCCCATCGTCGAAAGAAATATGCCTACCTGCGTAAACGCCTGCAGTCTGCCAATACCAAATCAGCAAAACGTCATCTGAAACGATTGGCTGGACGAGAGAACCGTTGGATGGAAGATGTTAATCATCGACTGTCTAAGACACTCGTACAACACTACGGAGCAAATACTCTGTTCGTTTTAGAAGACTTGACCAACGTATCATTTGATGAGAAAAACCAAGGCGCTCGTGACCGTAATCGTGATTTGCATTCATGGTCGTTCTACGATTTGCAAGTTAAGCTGACATATAAGTCACAGGCTAATCAATCACAAGTATTGATTGTATCAGCCAAATACACCAGTCAAAGATGCCCTAAATGCGGTCAAATTTGCAAAGAAAACCGCAATCATGCACTACATCGCTATGATTGTGCATACTGCGGTTTTAAAACTAATGATGACCGTGTTGGCGCAATGAATCTGTACGAACTGGGCAAGCAATATCTTACTGGAAACGAGCATCCTAAGTTTGAATTAAATAACGTTACCGACTGACATGTTGGTAATCTAGGGTGCTGTCAACCACCCAAACGTAGCCACTTCGTGAAGAAGCACATTCGTGCGCTACTACTTCTAAGTCATTAGGCTTGTGAGCTACAAGCCACCGATTTTAATCGGTGGTAGTTGACGCAAAAATATTTTAAATGATCATTTTTGAAATGGGCAAGGCGATTATCTGAAATGCGAGAATTTTGTAAAATGGGCAGATAATAAAAAAAGAATGGGCAACAAATGGGCAAAAATTTTGAGCGATACTGTAACAGGTATCGCTTTTTTATCACAGAAAATTATCAATTTGAGCTATCTTAGCTTCAAAGTCTTGACGTGCCTTTTTAGTCACGTGCATATAGATTTTTTCTGTGATGTTTGTGTCAGCATGCCCAATGCGATCTTTGATCACACGTAAAGGAACATCCATATCAGCAAGTACCGAAACATGTGTATGTCTGAAATAGTGTGTAGTAACATCTTTATCTATTTTCTGACGTTCAATTATGCGCTTTAGCATAGTATTTGCGTTGTTGATGTTGAGTGGCTTTTGATCAGCAAAATGGGGCGCTGATGGATTATAAGCAAACAGTAATGCATCTAGATCTTTGTTACACATATGTCTTTCAACGATCTTTGTAGCTTCAGGGGATAAGATTATTTTACGCATCCCTGCAAAAGTCTTAGTAGAATCTGATAGATAGTAACGTGATGGAGAACTCAAGAAAACAAGTGAATGGTTAATATCAAGATAAGTTTTACCGTTTTCTTTGATCACGTCTTGAACACGTAAGCCAGACGCCTCGCCAAAGCGCATGCCAGTCAAGTATTGCAGCTTGAAGACATCAGCATAGTGATCTGCACCATTTATCAAACAATCGTCAATTATCTTTCTATACTCATCTTGCGTCAAATACTTATTTTCTATTTGATTTCTTTTACGAGCATTTTCATTTTTCCATTCGATCTTGACCTTTTTGATATTATTATCTTTTAAATATCCATATGTTACAGCAAAATCAAACAAGACAGACACTTTATTTTTTATAGCTCGGACAGTTCCATTTGTCAGATCTCGCTCGTTGTTATATAACATGTCGTTGAAGTAACGATTTAGACTTCGTTGTGAAATGTTGCTTATGATAGTGTCATGACCAAAATCATCGACAAATTTTTTGATAAACAATGCACCATTTTTATAAGTGCTAGGTTGGACCCGCTTTTGATACTGCTCTAAAAAGGCAGTTGACACTTGCGAAAGTGTTGCGGTTTGAACAAATTCACTTTCTTCAGCTAATGCCTTATTGATCTTGCGCTCTAATTCTTGTGTAGCTGCTTTTACTACTTGAGGTGTTTTCTTTCCATACGTTACAGAAACCTTGCGATATTTCCCAGTCAAAGTTGATTTGTAACGCTCGACAAAGCAGTATCGATTTTCAAGTTTTCCATTGACTAGAACCTCTCTGTTCTCGATCCACATAATATCTCTCCTTTTACGAATGTGCGTTCTTTTTCAGGTATTTTAAAACCCGCCATGAAGACGGGTCAGAATATGCGTGTGTAACTCTTTTTTTTATTACTTATTGAGATGTTGAACTGCATAGTCAGCTTCTTCTTGAGTGAATTGTTCACCATCGGCAGAAGCTAACTGATCGCGGATAGCTTCAGTCGACATATCCATTTCTTCTTGATAAGTTTTAGCTGTTTCTAAAGCATTTTTATTCCAGTCGGCTTTAACATGATCAACAGCATATTGTGCAGCGTCAGCAGGGAATTTTTCACCATCTTCTGATGTTAGTTGATCATATAAGCCTTTTTTAGACATATGCATAGTATCTGAATATGTTTGCGCTGCTCTTAATGCTGAACGAAATTCAGCTGATACACTTTCGCTAGAACTAGACTCGCTTGTTGAGCTGGATTTTTCTGAAGTTGAACTAGAAGAGCTTTTGCTAGTTTGCTCTGTTTTTGAGCTGCTAGAACTACCGCTAGAAGTATCATCAGAATCGCCACCAAACACACCACCAACAATGAAAACAGCGAATACAACTACGATCCAAAACCAAAGCTTTTTATACAAAGGCTTTTTTTGAACATATGTATTACCATTCTCGTCTTTAATTGTTTTTGCCATAAAAGACATCTCCTTTTTATTCCAGCTTTTAACGTCATCAGTGTTTTGGACAAAGTGGCTGTTGCAAAAAAATGCAATAGTCACATCTTTCAATTTTAAATACTTTCTTTTAAAATTCTTTTAACTTTAGACTCAAAATTCAAGCTTAAGCCTTGCATTTCAAGAAAACGAACCGGGTTTATGTCTCGCACGTCCACGCCTGTTTTCAATGAATACTCGTTTAAAATTTCTTTTAACATGAACGTATTTGCCTCTGCTTCCATTTTTAACCGCTCCGCTTGTGTTGCAGTATACAGACCAGTTTGATGTCGGTGTTCGATACAGTGCAAAAGCTCGTGTTTAAGTACGAATTCTTGTTGATGTTCTTCCAGATTCGAGTTAATAAAAATAGTATTGAGATCCGGCAAGAAAACGCCTTTGACTGGCAAATTATCCATGTATGCAATTTTTACATCTAAATTCAATAAAACCACTTCTTTTTTATTTCTTAGTCTTTAAGTATGCTTTTAGAATTTCCTTCATTGCAGTTCTTTCTTCGTCGGTCAACGCTCTACCTTCAAAAGTCATCGCATTGTCCAACGCTTTTTCTAGATCTATATCAGTATGTGACGGAGTTTCTCTATCTAGTCAACTACCACCGATTAAAATCGGTGGCTTGTAGCTCACAAGCCTAATGACTTA